CACCGCCATTCCAAGGATTTCTCCTTGAATGTGCACCTCCCGGTCTCGCGACCGAAGGCACATGGCCTCCAAACGGGCTATCTAGCCCACCTCCGCAGCTAAGCTGCAGAGGCCCATCCGAGCTTGATGTTGACGGACTCGGCACGTCCATAGCGTGTTAAGTGATCCCTGTCGGCAAATGGCTTTTCGCCGCGTTTAAGGAAAAACTTCATCAAGGCGCCATAGCCCTCAAGATTACTCTTGGGGAGCTTTGTCTGCACTCTCCAACCTTTCACAATTGGTTTGAAGAGCGTAGAATGCATCTTGTAGGATGGGGGGATTCCTAAGCAAGAAACACGGCCAAGAATAGGAGACTCAGGCCCTACAATTGGATAGTGTTTAACAACACGTTCCAAGAGTGGGTCTAAGTATCTAACAGCTTGCCAGAGGCCAGCGTAATAAAGCTGGTTTCTCAAGCTAACTGTAGATACAATCTCCTTCACGCTACTCAGTTGTGTAGGGATAAACTGACGGACGCGGACGATTGATACGTCCTCGCCCTTATAGTAATCCTTACCGCAAGACTCTCTGAATGAACCATTCCAGAAAGACTTGCCGAGACTTACCTTGAACCCAAAAGTCTCAAGGCTCTCGACAACTGAACGCACATATTCTACAGGGACAATAATATCGTCCCCGTAGACGCGCACCTTACCACGCATGGACATAACGTCCTCGCGTGTCAATGGTCGGTCAAGCACTTTCTGTATTCCTAAGAAGATTAGTGTTGAAAACACTAGAGCTTCAATAGGAAAACATAGTGCAGAACCCATAGACGCGAACTTGGCCAGGCGAATAACGCCATGGCCTCGTACATCAGCCTTCCGGCTACGTGTTGCATCTACTGCCCCATTAAGATGAGGGAAGTTTTGCAACATACACCGTACAAGCTGATTAGAAACTCGATCGGATGCATCGCTAAGATCTAGCGTTGCCAGGTCCTTATGAAAGGAACCCTGTTGAGCCAAGAGCTGATTAGGCACTTGATCAGTAAATCCGATAAGCCAGGAGCGTTTGTGATTACGCTCGATGGCTTCAGTGAGAACCTCCATTATACCCTGTTGCATGTATTGCATACATGTGGGTTCAATGGCGATAATCCTGGGAGACTTCTGCGTTTTAGGTACCGCGATGACCCTAACGGGCCTCTCGGTATCAGGTTCGAGCAACTCAGTCCCGGCGATATCGTTCAGATATCTCCAGTGGGGGATCAGAAAGTCTTCGTGAGAAAACACCTGATCCAACCTGGCGGGCCACTCGGTCTGGAGATACTTAGAGTTTCCTTTAAGTTTATCCGCCGTGGCGCCCGGGCCGTGCTTTGGAAGGATCCTTCCATAGTAGATGTCTTCATCTACTTTCTGGAAGATATCCGCCCAAAGAAGAATGGACATCCGACGAAACTCTTCGTATTGTTGCGAAGTACGTCGAGTGTCAGCATCCTTCACTTGTTGCTCATTCTCAATGAAACTATCCATTGCTGCGTCTGTGCGGGCTGCAGTGCAGTCCACACCGATCTTCGCGAACATCAAACTTAATTGACGTAACGCTCGGATTGCATCAATGCTAGGATCATCAAGTAGACGACCACTAGTGCGATCGAACACAAGGTCAAAGAAACCTCCGAGAAATCGGGGGAGACTGCCAAACTTCGCAAAACTGCGAAATTGGTCGTGACTTATGTACTCTTGCTCCAGACCTTTTTGGAGATCTGTAGCTAGAGACGGTAGGGTTATCGTTAAAAATGATAACCCCTCGTGTTCAAATCGGTCCGTGGCTCTTTTGGAGTCACGGATGGTGCTAGTGCAACATCTTGTTCCCTCCTCGGAGAGAACAGCCTGCCAGAGCAATAAAAGGCTTTTCAACTCTCCCCCTAACGGGGTTGTAGTTCCAATGCCCGCATTGCTTAGCAATCCTCGTTCACGTATTAACTCTATTGCTAGAGTAATATCGAGAACGTCACGAGACCCTACGGGGCTAGTTTTCACCGCCGTTAAGCTGTGTAAACTTGGCACCGGAGGTAGCAGTGAGATAGGCTGCAAAGCCATCCTCAATCTGCTTTTGCTCCGTCAACGAATATCCATCCGTTGGAATGTCCACGACGATGTATATTGACATCGATCGTGAAACATTCGTGGATGAGATAAGCGGATCGGGAGCAACTTTCGTGTGATCAAGGCGGATTGTCCGTCGAGTTCGCTTGCCGTAGGCATGCGAGACGGACAGCTTAACCGTGCCATCGTCCTTCGTAAAAGTGCCAGAATTGACACCAGACGAAGTGCGAGGCAACGAGTTAGCTACCGCATTGATCGTTACGGATTGCGGATCTGCAAATGACATGGCGATTACTCTTTCAGTTGATAGGCTCTTGTAAGAGCCCCTTTTGGACACCTCAACCCCTTTGTAAGGAGTGCTATTGGTGGGTTCAACCTTACGGAAGTAAGGTTTTCGGTGCCTTGGATATTCCAAGAGCAGCGATTATGCCCCACTGATACGTACTAAACGTACCAGGATCGAGGCCAAATCCATAAGGAGTCGCTCTCCTACGCACTTTAACGGTTGTACCGTAAGAGTGCTTCAGAGTATACGGTCC